GCATCCAAATGCTGACTTGATTTATGAAGTAGAAGTGGAGAGCGAAGATTGTCAGATGGGGGCAAAAAAGTGTTTCAAACTGCTAAAAGATCTCACAGTTGNGGATAAAGAGTCTGGTATTTATCATTTGAAAGGCAACTACTCAGGCTCANATTAAGATTATTTGATAGGAAAGTATGACAACAGATTCTGGGGAAAGTTTATCTATACTTGAAAGAGATATAGCTGAGGTTAAGGCAGACATACAAGAAATCAAAGGGGATCTGGCAGCCTCCCGTCAAAGCCTACGATTGGATCTTACTGAACTCAGGCAGGACATAAAAACCCTNCTTTCCCAGACAGCACATCAAAATGGCAAAATCCAAGACTTTACTGATTGGAAAAAGAAGGCAGATGACCGTTTAGTTTGTGTTGAAGCAACAAACAACTTTACAAAGGGGCAGATTCTTATTGCTGGATCCGTTGCAACAGTTGTTGCTGGGGCCTTGGCAGCAATCTTTATCAAACTGGTCACAGGATATTAATATAAGGATGAAATGATCCAAAAAATTCCATTCTGGCAAGATGGTCAATTCTGGCTCACATTTATTATGGTTGTTTGTGTGACTTTATTTGTTCTTTTTGATAAACTGTCACTAACTCCTGAGTTGCTAGTGGGTGTTCTGGGGGGGCTTACTGGTGGTGGCATGTTTTCTAATGTGATGAGAAAAAATGATAAAAAGCCCTAGAAAAAATACAGATAACTACCAACCTAAATGGCTGGATTATGGAGTTTGTGGTGGTTGTGGGCAACAAATTCATGTAAAAGCTCCTACAAAGATTGTTAGGTGCCCAGTATGCAACAAAGACCTGAAACTAGCGATAGCGGAAGAGCAACTATCTCCCCAGGTGACAAATTATCAATCTGTCGAAGATGCAGCTGGTATAAACCTGGGATAGTGGATAGATGCAGGATCTGTGGCTGTGTTTTACGGCTGAAAACTAGCCTTTTTTTTACAAAGTGTCCCATTCTAAAGTGGTAACTAGATAATTATAGCTAGGATTTTGTGGGTATCAAAGATTTCTTCAAAAGTAGATTTGGCAAATCTAAAGAGGAACCAGTTATAAATACTACTGACACGGTAGTATTAGATGATGGTATGTCTGGCCCACAACTCAGGGCGTCTGGGCTTGCTGGGGGAAGCACTATAATCCTTGCAAAAGAGATGCAGGATTACCTCAGAGGGGCTTCCCAGCGTATTCGTAAATATAGTGATTATCATGAAATGGAATTCCGGTTATCAATGGTATCTGTTGCCCTTGATATGTATGCAGACTATACAGTAAATGGGGGGGAAGCAGAAGCTCATGATACGTACAGGGTGCAAATACCAAAATACCAAGAGGTCTTAGATTTAGGCTTCAAAAGAACCAAATTCAAGGATGCCTCTTGGAGCACAGTAAGATCTCTCTGTCAATTTGGTGATCAATTTGGTGAACTGGTTGATGATACAATTGGCCTTTGTAGGATAAAGGCTGCTCCCTGTGATCAAATGTACCGGCAAGAAGACCAATATGGCCGTCTGCATCGGTTTGTCCAAAATGTTCCCACCAGTGGGGAAGTTCTAATTGACCCCTGGCAAATGGTCCACTGGCGATTGCTAGTCGATCCCACAGAAATGTATGGCCGGTCTGTACTTTATGGGGCTTTGAGGGCTGCAAGGGAATTAGGCCTTGTGGAAGATAGTGCCACTCTAGCAAGGCTGACTAAGGGAGTTCAAAGATTTAAATGGGAAGTTGACATTGGTAGGGAGACTGACCCAGATCGGCAGAAAGAGATTCTAACTAGGGCCAAATTAGAAAATCGTCATGATATTTACATGAATTCTGATGGTTCTATGGGTGGGACTACTAATCTCCTCAGGGCTACTGAAGACTTGTTTGTTCCTAAAACTTCAGACGGTGTAGCAGATGTAACGGTTGTTCCTGGTGATAAGGGTGTTGGGAATGTTAATGATTTGGAACACAAGAGGGATGCAGTCTTTATGGCGCTTCGGTTCCCAAAAAGCTGGTATGGGCTACATGGTGGCTCACTAACGAGGGCTGATGTGGATCAATCAGCTGTGAATGCTTTCAGGGCTGTCCGAAGGATTAGAAATGCATTTTCTGAAGGGCTCAGGCAATTAGTAAAGCATTCTTTGGTTGTTGGCATCCCTAAAATCTCTTTAGAGGAAACAGAGGATATAGCTGATCAGGCTAAAATCCTGTATCCCCATATTACACACTCTGATTTGATGTTGAGAGCCCAGATTGACAAACTTCTTCTAGAATTAGCCAGTATGTATGAAGATACTTTCTTACTTAGTAGAGAGGACATACTTGTAAAGGTGCTGAGATATGACCCAGGGGAAGTGGCAGAGACACTGGAAAGAGCAGATGAAGATGCTAAAAAGCGGGCAGAGTTGGCTGCCACTGCCCAGCAGGGAGGAGGTCCAATGGGGAATCCCGTGGGGTTTCCCGGAAAAGCTGCAAAGGACAGCAAGAAGGAAGATGTTGCTAAGACTGTCCGACAAGCAATAGATGAATCTCCTAGACTACAAGGGCTGGTCAAGAATGTAAAAGAGCTGACTGATATAACTCTAAATTTATAACGGGTGTAATGGCTAAGCCTGATTTCAAAACCACTATAAAGCCTCAAGTGCAGAAGCAACTTGATGAATTGGTCTCTCAGTTCAAAACTTCTGTTGAGAATTTGGTCATAAATAAGAAGTCTGGGTTAGGCTTTTTTGCTAGATTTGTCTATCAGCTATCTAAGGGGGCGATAAAAGCTTATAATTTGGGGTTATCTGCTACTACTGGGAAGAAGTCCTACAAAGGTGCTATCCTGACAGCAATCAATACCATAAAATCACAACTACCATTTGCAAAAAAGTTTTCTCAGGCAATCAAGGACGGAAAACAGTCTCAGGATACCCTTATCCGAAGGGCTGGGATGTATGCTTCTCAAATAAAGGCTGCATTCCAGAAAGGCATTTTGGCTGGTACTCCGGCAACCACTAAAATTTGGTGGGTTCTTCATCCTGCAGAGCATTGCAAAGATTGTATACAACTAGCTGCTAACAGTCCCTACACTCCCCAGTCTCTGCCAACAGTACCGGGGGCGGGAAATACTATATGTTTGTCTAACTGTAAATGCACATTATCTATAAGAAAAACATAGTTTTTTTGACCTATTTAGGCCTGTTAGGTATATTGTACTTGTCTAGGATTGCAGCACTGAAAGCAAATTATAATGAAGGCTGGCGTGCCAAAATGGCCTAAAATTAGAAAACAGAATGAGGATGATGTAGTAGATTATCCTCATGATAAAGCATGGCCTGGACGATATGATGAAAAGGGTCCCGCTAAATCTAATTTTCCTGCTGGAATATATATTCCTGTAGGAGGTAAGACTTGGCAGATAAAAAATAAAAAATTAGGTAAGCGTGAAAAATAATTGGATTCTTGAAAATATCCAAGGGCAGTTCCAGATAGTAGAGGCTGAGAAAGAGAAGCTTCCTTCTGGAGTCCTAGCAATTATTAGAATGGACAAAGCTCAGGAGGGGGATGTCCAAAATAAGAATGGTCGAGTTTATGAATGGTCTATCCTAGAGAGGGAGGGTGGTAGATTTCAAGAAATGATCAAGGCTGGTAAGGCTGCAATGGAGTTTGGGCACCCCGGATGGGGCTCATCTGATATTGAAAAGCCATGTGCTAGGGTTGTCGAGCTTGGAATTGATTCTGAAAATAAAGTTTTAGGTCCTCTTGTTGCCCATGTTTTGGATACTTATTATGGCCGTGAAGCACTAGGCTGTATTCATGGTGGCCTGATTGTTGGGACATCTTCCAGGGGGGCAGGGACACTTACCAAACGGGAATTTACCCTCAAAGACGGCACAAAAATTATCACTGACGTAATGAATTCCGACTACAAACTTGTTGGATTCGACATTGTTTTGAATAATTCTGTTCGGGGAGCCGATCTCAGTTCGGTTCGAGAACAGACAGAGGAGACAATTATGACTCTCGAAGAACTGAAGACTAAGCATCCTGAACTCTTTGAGTCCGTAAAGAAGCTTGCCTACGATGAAGGCTATGAGGCTGCTACTGCTGAGGCAGAAAAGATTGTAGAGGCTCAGATGCCGGAATGGTTGGAGCAGGCCAAGGTAGCTGTTGCTGAAAGCGATGAATTTGTTTCTTATGAGCAATATGAAAACCTCATCTATGCTCTTGAAGAGGCTGGCTATGCCGCTATTGATGCTGAGGGCAATGTAACTGTTGCCGAAGCTAAGAAAAAGGGCAAGAAGTGCAAGAAGGACATGGAAGAGCCTGAGGATGATGAAGAGGAGCCTGAAGATGAAGAGGAGCCTGAAGATGAAAGTTTTCAATACAAGGAATTGAAGGCTCAGCTTGAGAATGATCGGAGGGCTCGTAGGGCTCTTGAAAAATCTCTCTTGGAGGAAAAGGCTGCTCGCCAGACTAGCGAGGCAGTTTCTTACCTAGAGAAGGAACTTCCAAAGACCAGTTTCCCAGACCTTATCCGTTCTTGGATCGATGAAGAGGGTGGTGTGAAGACTGTGGATGAGGCTACCATTCTTATCAAGAAGCTGGATGCTAGGGCTAGGATGTTGGCTAAGACTGTTGCTGAAAAGANTGGACTTCCTGCTGGTACAGTCATTGTAANTGAACATTATATCCAGGGGGCAGGTTCCNCAGATCCAGCCCTTGATGCATCTGAACAGAGGCTTCTAACCTTGGCTGGTGTGAGGAAGTAACTTTTACAAAGTAATAATCCCTGACTGGGGTGCCCAGTCTGACTTTGGTTAGCGGATCCTGATTTTATAAGTAATTCGCTATCACATAAATATTGGAGAAAATATGAATTACGCAACCCAATATAGCTTCATGTCCGAGAATGAAGATCGGAAGAGGAGATGGGCATGCCTGACTAAGGGTATTGAGGAAGACCTCAAGCATGAGATGAAGGACCCCCATCTAGCTCGTATTGCTTTAGAGATGTTGTATGAATCCTATGTTGATCAGGTCCTTCCTAGCCTCATCAATGTTTCTAAGGCCCGTCTAGCTACAATGTCCCCTGCCCAAATTCAGGAAGCCATTGATAGCACAGCCGTAGCCTCTTTTGATAAATACTCATTAGGTATTTATCGTAGGACCCTTCCTAAGCTGTTTGCCAAGTCTCTTATCTCAATCCAGCCCATTCCCGTTCCTGACGCCAGGGTATTCTTCCTTGATTTCAGTTATGGAACTACTATTGCTGGTGGTGCTACTGCAGCTGATCGTCTAGATGATATGGCACAGCATGATGCATACTATGCTGGTGGCCGCAAGATCCTAGAAGCTGTTGGTGCTGGCACAGGCGCGGCACAGAATTTTGATTTGGACAGGGCTGGCGCTCAGAACCTTCTAGTTTACCTAGATGGTACTGCCACTACTGCTTATGTTCTGGCTGCTGGTGCTGGTGCTGGTGGTGTTGATCAGGTCCAGTTTGTTGCTCCTCCAGGACTTGGTGTAGTGATCACAGCTACTTATGACAATATTGCTGAGGGAGCACAGGCCAAAGATATTGACTTCAGCATGTCATCCACCCTTGCTTCCTCTGAAAAGTTTGCTCTTAGAGCAGCTATGACTGTTGAAACTGAGCAGGACTTCAAGGCTTATCACGGCCTTTCCGCTGAAGCCGAACTGACTGCATCTATGGCGGACGAGATGGAACGAGAGCTCGACACTCTCATCCTCTTGGATATTTTCAACAGGGCTTCTGCTGGTAACGTGAACTGGAACAGTGCTGGGTTCCTTCCTGGGGACACCACAACTACTTACAGGGAAGATTACAAGCGCACTCTCTNTCAGGCTATTGTTTCTGCCTGTAACCTCATCTATGCTTCCCAGAATGTAGATCCAACTTGGATGGTGTGTGGTACTTCTTTTGCTCAACGACTGGAGCAGCTGGAAAAGTTTGGTTTCTTCAAGCCCTCTGGATCTCCTGACGGGTTTGATGTACAGCACAGGGTTGAGATTGGTACTCTCCAGGGCCGTCTAAAGTGTTACAAGTGTTCCAGGGTGCCTGCTGATCAGGCTCTGATTGGGTATAAGGGTGAATCCCCATTTCATACTGGTTATATTTGGGCCCCATTTATTCTTATGTATATGACCAAGCTACTGGACGATCCTAACATCACCTTCAATCAGAGGAAGGGTATTATGTCTCGTGGCGCTCGTGTTTTGGTAAAGCCACAGATGTATTCAACTGTTACCGTGCTATAAGTTTTGATGCCCCCTCTTGGGGGTATCATTTTTGACTTTGGAGTTTTGATGGCTGAGATAAAATTTATTGTGAATGTCTCCGGAAAAAGGCAAATTTTGTCTAATCCTCCTTGTGATGATATTCCTTGTGAAGCTGGTGATGTTCTTTATCTGCCTGATGCCCCTTGGCTTGTAGCTATATTCAACAAGTATAAGGGTAACGGCAGGTTCATGTTTGTGGAGTTCAAGGGTCCTTTCAAGCTAGGCCAGCATGTAATTTGTATGGGTCCTAGAGGGATGCGGGGTTATCGGGCTGGTGTTCCTGGTTGTGAAATTCCTGAGGCTGTCCTTGCATCTACTCAGGTTTTTCCAGTTGAAAGAAAGGCCAAGTAACTAAGTGGTTTATTATGGTATCTGATGGCTCTCGATACAGCAATATTTGCCGTAGATGTCCGAGATCGGGCAGGCACTGGGGATGATGAATTCACTTCTTCCCAGATGACCAAGCTTGTCGAGGAAGCTCTCAGGGAATACTCTAGGTACCGTCGTAAAACCCAAAACATAACTGTCTCTGTCTTGGCAGGTGTTGATAGATATGCCTGTTCAGTTCCTGCCTTAGGGGTTATAGCCCATTCTTATCACCACGGTTCTTATTCTGGTGTTCCAGTTATAACAGGCTGGGAAACCCTTGCTAGTAGCACAACCCATCCTACCGCTATTGGGGACTTGAAAGAGGCCTCTCTAGCAATGGACCTTTTGCTTGACCAGTATGAAAGTGGGCTCCTTAGAGAAGCTACTAATCCTGTTACTTTGGTATCCTTAGAGGGGGGCCAACTTGTCTTTGCCCCCCCTCCCACTTCGAGTGAAACAGTATATGTCAGGCTGAAAGTGCCTTTTACAACATCTGATTTCCCAAATGACTTGGATGCATATGATGCCATAGTTGCTGTTGGAGCTTGGCTAGCATTGAAAAGGATTTATGCCAAAAGAATTATATTCAGTGGTCTAAGTGTTGGCCCAAAGAATGTCAAACTAGGAAGCCCTGAAGATTTGAGAAAATTGGCACAAGATTGTCGAGATGATTTCCTTAGACTAGTTGGCTATTTCTCTGTTGGAAGACACTAATGGATTATAAGTTTGTATATGTGCATGCTTGGAATGAGCTGAAAATCCTTTCCAAGTGGGCATGGAAAGGTGCTAGTCAAACCGTTTCCTGGTATGAATTTGATTCTGCTGCCACACTNGCAGCAAAGGATGCCGTATATGANGATATAAGTGAACCTAGATTCAAGACGGCCAAGTTGATTGATGCTTTTTTTGAGGATAATCCCAGTGAGGAAACTAGAACTGCCTGGGGTATCAATGAAAATGTAAATGCCATTCTTTGGCTATCCAAGTTTCTTTTGGATGATAATAGCTATATTGTTACAAATAGAGATGAATTTTCAGTAAACGGGACAAGATATCAGGTAGTTAGCCTGGATCTACCTCTGGATATGGCTGAGAAAGAAGCTGTGGCTGTGGTGGGGCTCAGTCCAATTAGGTAAATATGCCTGGATTCAAGACAAAAAAAGGTAAATCCTCTGGAAAATCTGACCTCCCTCCAGGAGGGCATTGGGCTTTTATAAATGGTACTAATGTCTACATCAAAGACGGGCAGGCTCTGACTGGTGGCAAAGCCAAAGGGGATAAGGTCAAGGGTAAAGAGCCCAGAGGGGCTGACACGGTTGGAACCAGTGAAAGGCCGATCAAGAAGAGTGGTGTTGCCGGGGAAAAGCCTAGAAGCCCAAAACAAAAGGCTCAGGATAAAAAGGATGCCCTTGCCAATCTTGAAAAGGGCAGGAAGCCCAGCAAAAAGGCCCCTTCGGATGCCTCCCCAGGGAAGAAGAAAGACACATTTGCTTCCCTCAATGCTAAACGTGTAGCTAAAGTCAAGGCCGCTAAAGATAAAAAGAAAGAGCCAGAACAAAAGGAACCAGAAAAGAAAGAGCCTGAGACCAAACCTGAGCCTAAGAAGAAAGTGGTTGCCAAGAAGGCAGCTGGGAAGGGCCTCAGGGCGCATTCTAAGATGGCAGACAAGCCAAAAGACCAGGGGAAACCACCCCCCAGGGTTAAGAAGCCTATTAAGGTGGCTAAAAAAGAACCGGAGAAAAAAGAACCTGAAAAGGCTAAGGATCCCCAAAAGGAGCCCAAGAAGTCAACTGCTTTAGTCCCTGTCAAGAAAGAAAAATCTGGGGCTAGGGATAATGGGCCTAAAGATTCAAAAGAAAAGACGGGTGCCAAAGACACTAGCCCATCAGACAAGCAAAAAGCTCGTTCTGATAGAGCTAAGGCTAGGCGAGACGCTGAGGATAAAGTAAAGGCTGATCGCCAGAGGGAGCGTCAGTCCAAGAAAGATCAAAAAGATAAGGAAAAGGCTCAGATAAGTGCACAGAGGAAAGCTGAAATCCTCAAAAAGGTGAAAGATAAACTACAGCAAGCACATGCTGATAAGGCTAGAGGACTTGCCCGTGTCCAGATGAGGAAGGACAAGGAAAGTAAAGAAAAGCAAGCTCAACAACAAAGACAGCAAGCCAGGCAACAGAGGCAACAACAGGCACAGCAAGCCAAGCAACAAAAAATTTCTCAAGGGAAAGCCAAGAAGCAAGCATCCCAGCAAAAGCAAGTTACTGGTCCTAGCGGCTTATTTGCAGGGAAAAGAACACAGGCTATCCAAAATATAAAGGCTGCCTGGAAGTCTGGTGGTTCACTGGGCGGAAGGATTCGTGGTCTTTTAGCTGCTAGAAGACAGTATAAACAGCAAAAAGCAGCTGACAAGGCTGCTAGACAAGCTGCCAAACTAGTCAAAAACAAGGCAAAGCAGGATAAAATCCAGCATAAGATAAATATTAGAGGTGCTAAGGATACAAAACAGCAGGCTAAAATCTTCAAGATACAGAAGAAGGCTGACAAACTTGCAGCTAAGCAGCAATATAAAGATGTTATGAAGCAATACAAGCAGCTGAAGAAGACTAACCCTGCTCAGGCTAAAATCCTCAAGTTGCAGGCCAAAGCTGGGTTGAAGCAAGCTAAGCTGCATTACAGGATCAGCAAAACTGACATAAAGCAGGCTAAGGCTGACATTCGAGGTGTAAAAACTGGGGCAGCTAAGACAAGCTTGAATACACTTTCTGGATTTTCAAAGAGAGGGGATAAGGGACCATCTATAAAATTCCCTCCCCAGGTGATGAAAAACAGGATTCAGAAGGCTGATAAGGGAGTTAAGCCAGAGAAAGCACCAAAACGATCAGCTCTACCAAAAATTCAAGCTAAGCAGGCTAAAAAAGCCGAATTTGCTAGAATTGCAGATATAGGGCGTAGGGCTAAAATTCAATATAAACAGATGAAGAAAGAAGATCCCAGGGCTGCCAAAGATTTTATGCAGAGGTTCAAAATTGCCCAGAAGCTTGCTACTGATCGTGCAAAGGGCAAGTCAAAAGATAATGCAGCAACCTATGCCGCAAAAATACGTACCACTGCAATCTCAACAGCCAATATTCCACTTGATTAGGGAATAGTGCAAATCAACATCAAAAAAGCACCAGGCTGGGATAACTTCACTAAGTTTCTGAACTCGGTAAAGGCCAGCCTGCCCAAAGCTGCCTCTAGATTGATGGAAGCTTGCGCTGATCATGCAGCCAGTCAAGTTAAGGAATCCATCATCAAGCAGACCGGCAATTGGCAACCTCTTTCCCCTAGGTATCTAGGCTGGAAGATAAAATATGGGCTCAATCCTGCTGTTTTGATGTCAACTACTTTTTATGCAAGTAGTATTGCAGCACAGCAAGTAGATAAATGGCGTTGGCTGGCTGGCGTTCCCAACATCCCACACCCTCCAATTCTTGGGGAACCTGTCCCAAATCTCCCAGAATTGTTTCAATTGCATGAATTTGGTTATGCTCATATCCCTGCCAGGCCCCACTTTCGGCCTGTTTGGTGGGATTTAGCATCTTGGATTCCGCGTTGGGTAGCCGGATACGGATTTGTTCCTAGGAAACTGTGATAGTTGAAATTGATTCATACCTAAAAACCTATTTTTCTACAGCAGGGCTCACAGTTTCTACCAGGATAGATGGTACTACCTCTAATGATCCTGTCCAGGTTGTTTGGTTTGATCCCGAAGAGCACATCAAAAGGATGGAAGATCGGCGTCATTGTTTCCTATCAATCCAGGATATGCCTTTCAGGGAAGACCCTGACAGACGCTGGCTAGATCCTACAGCTAAAATCTGGCGATACAAGACTGGCTCAGCGAACAAAATTGCTCAATATGATTTATACCCTCAAGCTATTATAGCTGATTATCAAATATCCGTTCATGTAGCTAAGAGCATGCAGCTAAGAAGGCTATACGGAAGTTTGGCATATGCTGCACCCCCCTTTTGGCCTAAAATTTTGAATATTTTAGCTTACGGTGGTACAGTTGGCTTGGATGTTCCTATCGATATATTCCGTGAGGACTTCCGGCAAGATAACGAAACGATCCAAAGTAAGGACAAGCTTATTCGTAGCGTAAAATTGTCATTTGATTTACATATTTATGCCTGGATATTCCACAGGTCTCCTGCGGAGAGAACTACTTTCTGGAATAGGGCAGAAGTTACTTTCAGAGAAACGGAACGGAATACAGAAGAGGCTTTCTATATTGTTCCTTCCTAGTACTTTAGGAGAAAGATATGGCAACATATTCAGGGGTTTCCTGGGAAGAACTTGATGCTAGTATCCTAATGCCCCCAACTACTGGAGGCGTAGTTGCTGCCACACTACGTACTCTGAAGGGTATTATTGGTACTGCTGTAAAAGTTCGTTCTTGGACTGAATTTGAGGGTGTGTGCGGGGGATTGACTGAAAGTTTTTATGACCCTCTTTGGGCTAAGGCGGTCCTAGATAGAGGGTGCCATCTTTGGATTAGCAGAGTTGTACATGCTACCGATCCAACCAATATTGCAACTATTACAGCCACCAAAGCTACCATTGCTGTACCAGATAGGGATACAGCCTCCCCAGCTGAACTAACTTCTAGTGTGGGACCTTTCAACCTGGCACATAATGATGATTTGGTAATGGATATTGATGGTGTCCCTGAATTGGCAATTACTATTTCTGCCGTCCGGGCTTCTGTTGAATCCACAGCTTTAGGCAACTTTACTGGTGGTAAGATCCTCAATCTTAAAATAGATCAAGGAGCCACACAGTATATTACCTTCATCAATGGGGACTTCGTTGATCCAGCTAACCCAACTGCGGCTGAAGTTGCCCTTGTTATCAACACTCAAGGTCTTGGACTGTCTGCTGTTGTTGTCAATCCTGGGCTAGTTACTCTCTATTCAGATACTTATGGGGATGGCTCCTATGTTCAGGTTACTGGTGGTACAGCTAACGCTCTTCTGATCTACACAACTGTTGCACAGCAAGGTTCTGGTAACGTTATAGATGTCTCAGCGGTAACAGCTGCTGAGATTGTTACGCTGTTGCAAGGTTTGGCACAAGAGGGCACTACTTGGTATGCAGAAGAAACTGTTACTGGTGCAATCCATGTTTATACAGTTGCTGAAGGTTCAGCTATTCATATTGGATGTGATGCTCCTTCTTTGATGGCCGCAAAAATTGGTTGGACGGCTGGCGCCGGTGGAGATGCTACTGGTACAGATGTATCTGGCAATACCAGTATCACTATCAATGCCTCTTCAGAGGGGACCTGGGCCGCTGGTATTATTGCTACAGTACAGAATAACTCTGTAGATGCTACTAGATTTGACATTATCATCGCCGTTCAATCTGGAGACGGATACAGCATTACCACTGAAGAGATTTTTGACGATCTTACTGTTGATAATAATGATGCAAGGTACGTCTGCACTGTTATCAACGAAAGCTCCAGGTGGATTGATGTCGTAGATAATGCATCTGTCTCTGTGGCCCCTCTCGATGAGCCTTTGGCGGGTTCTTATACTCTTGCTGGTGGCAATACTGGTCTAGTGGGCCTTGTAGGAGCTGACTATCTGGGGGATGCTGCATCTGGCCTAGGTGTTCACACTTTTGATGCTCTGACTTATGTAGGGGATGGTCTCCTAGATATAATGACCCCCTACATGACAACCAGAGCAACTGCTTATTCCATTACCCAGTTGGCAGCTGATAGACGGGACATTGTCTACCATCAAACTAACCCAGATATTGACAGTTCTTCTGATGCTATTGCTTGGAGAAATGCTACTGGGGCCTATGTAGCCAGTACAAAATACAATACCTCTTATTCTGCAATGGTAACTGGTTCTGGGAAAGTTAGGAATCCAAACAATGGTGGTTATGTTTGGATTGATGCCCTTGCTGGCCTTTGTGAGGTTTTGTCTTATACAGACACTGGAAAGGGTAAAGTATTCAAGGATATTGGTCCTTGGTTTGCCCCTTGCGGTGAGAAACGCGGGAAATGCGGAGCATACCTTGAAATCTATCCTAACTACGGCTCCCGAGGTCAGAGAACAGCCTTTGAAGCTCTAGAAGATGCTCATATCAATCGACTCCTTGACTATGGAAACGGTCCTATCATTTGGGACCAGAGGACACTTGTTGTCAATAGGTCTGTGTTTGAAGATTTGAACATCCGAAGGGGTATGATTGCTGTTGAGCAGCTCACTTTGGATGCCATCAGGGCTGTAAACTGGGAACCTCTTGATCTTGAGATGTTTCGTGAGGCATACAGGATTGTAAAGCCTATTTGGGAAAATTACAAGAGGAAGAGGGGATGTACTGATTTTGCTATCTATTGCGATCAAGATGCTAAAGACATGGAGGATCTTGTGGTCCAAGATGCACTTGATGATGGAAAGTTCAAAATGAATATATATTGTAAACCCACTCGTGCGGCCCGGACTCTGCAGGTCACTTTCGTTGGTACTAGCAGCGCTATGGACTTTAGCGAGATTGAACTCTAATTTGGAGGATGAATGCCTACTCAAGCAAAACCCCTGAACCTCCTATATACCTGGCAGTACCGAATTGAGGTTGACGGGCTGGAAGCCGCACTTGCTCGCAGTGTGCAGCGTCCTGAAATGACTGCAGAGTCTTATGACCATTTTGAGGGTGGTGCCAATATTGGTATTTCTTTGCCTACAGGCAGGCTAACTATTGGTGAACTTGTTATTGAGAAACTAAGACCTGGATATGATGCGGACTCCTGGGTTTGGGACTGGTTGATTACTGCTGTTGATTATCCTGTTGAAGATGCCTTGAAGACTGTTTCCCTTCTTGAGCTGGACAAAGACGGCGGGGTTATCAACAGATGGGACTGGGAAGATTGTTGGTGTTGTAAGTCTTCTGAATCTAAAAAGGATGCCTCACAGAAGAATGAACCTGTGGTTGAGACGGTGACTTTGAAAGTTGGTAAGCCTGTCCGAGTGTAATTAAGGTAAAATGTGGCATCATCTAGTCAAACCTTGTCTGGTTATGGTTGAATATAACCCTTACCACGGTAATGATGGTAAATTTGCTGGCCGGGGGGCAATGTCTCAAGCTAGGACTTATAAACAAGCTGTCAACGCTGAAAAAGAATATAACAATACTCCCCCAGAAAAAAAGAGCAGTACTGGCCGTAAAATTCTGAGAACTATGCTAGGGGTTGCAGTAGGTGCTAGTATCATTGCTGGGGCTGCTTATCTAAGTGGACCCGCCCTGTTTTCTATAGTTACAGCTAAAATAGGTGGAATGACTTTTGCAGGTATAGGTGGGGCAACTGGCCCTCTTGCTGCTAGAGCCGCAGCAGGAGTATTAGCTACCGCAGCCTATCTTGGAATTACTCGCCGTCCCATAGAGAGTGAAGAGACAGCCACCACAAAAAAGACTAAGGGTGTCCCAATGAAAAACATACCTTTAGTTGTTACTAGCCTCAAAAATGCATTTGAAAAAGCTAAGACGGACAAAGAGCGGGACAAAATAATGAAATTGTCCATATCCCTCTGGAAAGAGATTGCTCAGCAACTCCCCAGCTAATTGAAATTATTTACATATCTTTATCTACATATTTTTATCTTTTACATACCCCTAATTTAGTCTCTCCCCTTCTTGTTTGATATAATCCAGTTATCAATAATAGAAGTAACACGTATCTAGGAGACTGATGCAATTTATCTCAGTGACAGGACGAAGGGTATGGCTAAATCCGATTGGTGGTAGACAGGAGAGGAAGCTACTTCAGGCAGTAAAAGATGAAAAGAAGTATACAGCCACAAACCAGCTTCTTAGGGAATGTTTTGTCAAGGCTGAACCAGAGATTACTGATTTTGACAAGCTGTCAGTAGGTGAAGAGACTGACCTTCTTTTCTGCCTTAGATTAATGTCTCTTGGACCTGCTTATGAGTTTAGGGCTACTTGTCCAGACGGCCACAGCAGGGATTATCAGATTGATATTAGAGAGCTACGGCGTTTTATCCAAGTATGTGGTGATCCATCTTGTTCCTGCCATAAATTGTATGCACAATATTCTAAGGATGAAGAGTTTGACAAGGAATGGATTAGGGATGGGATTCTAACAGCTGATTGGACAGCTATCTCCCCAGACCATTTGGAGATAAATCCTCCTAACTACAAATGGACACTTCCTATATCCCAATTCCCTGTTTCCATTCAGCTCCCTCAGGTGAAGCATAAAGGTAAATTGGGGGGCTGGACTGACCAACTTGATATTGGGGTGCTGTCCAAGTCTTTAGCCCTTATGACTGTTTCTTTGGGGCAGGAGACAATTGGGTCTAGGATAGAGGCTATGTATGATGACTTGCTTTCTATCGACAGGTACTGGCTAAGAGATAGGATTTCAGACGTTGAGCCTGGAATTGATTCAGAAATCAGTGTCAAGTGTATATCCTGTGGAATCCCATTTATGTCGAGGGCACCCCTCGGAAGCCCTTTTTTTATGCCCAAGCGGGCTCCATTTCCGAGTTGGTTTCCTGTGCTGTTCGGTTCAGCACGGGAGACTGGCATTACTCCTGGAGCGACTTCTTGGACTGGACTTATGAAGAGCGAAACTGCTTCATAGAAGACTACAAAAAATATGCTGCTGAGATGGATAAAATTAGAAACCAGAATAAAGGTTAGAAACAGGAATAGAGGATAAATGNCTGCAGGAGCTGCACCCTCTGGAGGGGGAGGGAAAAATAATTTTGGGGCTGGGATAGTCTTTGAAGCACATGGTGTAGAAGAGACTATAAATGCTTTGGGGAGGCTGCAGGCTGCTTACTCTGGGCTAGGGGAGAAAACACTCAAAGTTGGGGGTGCTGGGGGAGCTTTTGAGGGGGCATCCAAAGCTTCAAATGAATTGGCTGGGGATTTATCTACCCAGGCCTCCGCTTTGATGCAGCAAGGAGAACAAATAAAAAGCTGGGGCGATAGTATTATTGGGACACTTTATGGGTATGTAAAAAAAGCAGCAGCCACTGGAGCCGAGTTTGATATTATTCAAAGGCAAATGACTTTAGCTTTCAGAGGCGAAGAGCCTGCCAAAGTGGCAATGCAGGCAGCTATGAAGGTTGCTGAGTCCACAAACCTTCTAACTACAGATGTTTTGAGGAATGTCACATCATTCAAACGTCAAGGAATTGATGCTTTCCGTAGTTATACTAAAGAATTGAATGGTATTCCAACTGAAATCCCAGCGCTCCAACTCATGAGTGACTTGATGATGGGGTCTTCCCAAGCTGCGGAGAATATCAGTTTCAACTTCCAAAATGCAATGAAGGGCTCACTTAGGCATTTCAAAGAATTATTTGATGGTCAGGAGAAGGCTGAAGAGGAAAAAGCATTTAAATCTGCAAAGACGGCACAGGACCGCTTTGATGTGGTTAACCAGGCCATTCTAAGACTGCACGGTGGTATATCTGCTGCTTCCAGTGAAAGTTTCAAATTTATTTCCGATAACCTGGAGGATGTGACTCAGAACATTTTTGGGGTACTTGGAACAGGTTTACTCAATTCATTTACTCCAGCTTTATCTGCTTTATTCAAGTGGCTGTCTAGCCTCAAGGAAAATAAGCCATTTATGGATACAATGGCTGGGTTTATGGAGGATATCGGTACTTTAGGAGCTAAAGCTGTTACAGCCCTTGTTGCTTTCGGGAAATCTATAACTGATCTAATTACAGAACACCCAAAGTTGATGAAAGTTGTTATATCAATAGTAGCTGGGATAGGAACTATCTTAACAGTCTTAGGCTCAATGATTATTGTGGCTGGTGTTCTAAAAATGACTTACGGTGTGACCTTCCCAGCCATTGCTGCAGGATTCAAAACAATAATTAGACTAGCAATGACATTCTCTTGGTATATGCTTCCCCTTATTGCCTTAGGGTATATATTTTATAAAGCATGGACACTCAATTTAGGGGGGTTCAAAGATGGGGTATATGTAGTTATAGATGCTATCAAGGGGTTGTGGTATCTAATGACTTCCTGGAAAGACAGTACAGCATCTATGCCCACAGAATTGAGGAACAGCCTTGAAAAGGCTGGAGTATTGGATTGGGTCGTCCAAATTGGTGGTTGGTTGGGCCGTTTGAAAGGCATTGTATTAGATCTAATTGATATGTTCAAACAGGTGGCGTCTACACTAGGTTCAGTCCTCTCCCCTGCTTTTCGAGCAATTATTGAGACTCTCGATTATTTATGGAATTTATTTATAGATATAGTGAGTGCTGTATTTCAATTAGACAGTTCCAACCTTAGTGGGGCACGTGCTTCTATTGAGGGGATTAGTGGCGCAGTACAACAAGCTGTTCAGTGGCTTGGGGCACTGGCTGAAAGGATTGATGAGGGACTTGTTGGTGTCCGCGCATGGCTTACCAAACATAGAGATGCTATAATAGATACATTTGTTGTTATAAGGCATATAATAGTTCGTGTTCTGGAAATTATTATTAATTTTGGAATTCAACTACATAAAGCGATTGCACCTGCTGTCCGAGGGCTTATTGGTTTTCTTGGATACTTGTTGGGGTTGTTTGTAGACATATTTAAGGCTGTATTCAAACTGGATAGTGCCAGTCTCACAGGAACTCTTGCATCTGTTGAAGGTGTTGGGGATGCACTAAAGAAAGTTTCCGATTGGATTGGAGAGCTAGCTAAAAAGGTTGAATATGCATTCACTAAAATCAGACTGTGGTTTGAGGATCACAGGGAGACTATAATTGCTGTATTCTCTGCCATTAGAGATGCAATTGTTCGAGCAATAGAGATTATTATCAATTTTGGTACTCAATTATATGATACCCTTGCTCCTGTATTTTGGACTTTGTATGACACAATCATTTCAGTGGCATCTGTTATTTGGGATGTAATAAAAGCTTTGTTTGGGCTAAATGACACTAGTACTGCTGATATCAGAATAGGGGTTGAATGGCTCAGAAAAGGATTAGATACAGTTCTTTGGGTTATCAAAAAAGTAGCTGCCGGTATCCAGTGGGTTGCTAAAAATGTAAAAGATTTTTTTGAAGAGCACAAGAACACCCTTGTAAATATAGCCAATTTTATTAGAGGCGTTGTTAGCTTCATAATTGATATAATTGTTGAATTAGGTGGGCAGCTGTGGAAAGTATTCAAGGAAGACCTTTACCCCTCTATTGAAGAGGTTGGTAAAGCACTATATGGAGTTGGTGAATCACTTTATAATGTCTATGATACTCTCGAAAATAGCCTAAAACCAATACTAGAGCCCATTTCTGAGTTATTTAGTGGGATTGGTGACTCACTAGATTGGCTATCAAGAGATACAGAAAAAATCAGTGTATTTTCTATAATTATAAAAACTGTGCTAATTCCACTCCAAGCTATGGCTGCATTATTATATATAATTGCAAAATTGATTGGTGTAGTACTAGGTGGAATAACAAGCGTGGGTAAGAATCTGGTCAGCACATTTCTTACGGCAGTAACATTATTGGCTGCACTTGCTGAACAAATGACAGCCACAGCCAGCTTGGTTGCAGCTCTCTGGAACAAAGATTGGAAGGGAGCAAGCATAGCCGGCGCCCGTGTAGATCGAGCAAACACAAGCCTGTGGGCAGCTACTAAAGATTTTGGAAAGTCTGTAGGAGGCCTTGCCGCAAGCCCACTTACCGGCATGATGGATCCGCTCAAAGATTTATTCACAGATGAAAAATTAGCTGGCCTACTGAAAAATATAGTAACTCTTCCAGAAAACACAAGGACAGAAGAGTATGGCTCACCCAGTCTTGGCAAAGATATTCCTGGGACTGGTTTATATAAAAAATTTGCATCTAACTTTGAAGATAAACCATTTGCATTCCCCAGCGGATTCTCCCTTCCAACCCCCGAGAATGAAAAGTTCTTGGAGTTGATGAGGCAGCAAAAAGATCAAACGACAACTCAATCTAAAGCAAATGACGAAATGTCAGGACTCAGATTAGAACTAAATACACTAAACAGTACTTTATTAGGTACTAAGTCACCCAATATAGTTGCTGGTCTCGCTGGTGAGGCACTGAAGGGTGTAGACACAGATAACTTTGGTCAAGAAAGATAATAAGAGATAATTACAGGATGATATGCCTCTGACTCCATCATTAGGTTCCCTAGGAGCCCGCGCTTTAGATCTTGATGAGCCTACAAAAGGCTATATTGTTGATCTCACCACTCCTGGGTTCCCTAGACTGGTTTTTCAATATAACCCAGAAAAGATTACAGACACACAATCTTTGAATAATAAAGAAGTTGTGGTTGTTGGTTTGTCCCATCCACAACTTAAACCGGTTACTGGAAGTGGCAGAATTATTGATATTTCTCTTTTGTTTCATTGGACAAGTAGAAAACTACCTGAGAACTATGTAAAACAACAAGTTGCTTGGCTTTTGTCCATGACCAGACCCACTAAAATTGGGGATTCATTTCAATACCCACTGGCTCAATTTGTTTTTGGGGAGTTATACGAAATAACAGTCCGTTTGATGGATATAAAAAGCGATTTCCCAGGTAGATTTAGTAGAGAAAGTTTGCTTCCCTGGAGGGCAGAAGTAGCTATTACTATGAAAGAGGTTGCATCTGATACAATACTTCTGAGTGCAGTCAGAGATGATAATTCAGGATTTGTTAGATACGACTCCAGTACCGGAGTCTTAGGGACACTTTACGTATGAAATGGACAGATTCCTGTATAGAATTAGTTGATGGAACAGACACAGGCTGGAGAGAGTCAACTTTCGCTGCCGCTGGAGACAGTGTCACTGTCAACTATGACTTACCCCATATAAATACTGTTGGACATACAGTATATGTGGCTGGGATAGGCATACTTACAACAAATTATATCGTTACTGCTGCAGGGGGTACTTCTGGTGGCGATAGAATAACACTTTCAGTAGTACCCGCCTTGAATGCAACAATTATCATTTACTATGGCTGGCAAGGATCCTCCCCAGGACCGTTTCATTCTTCTAGGCGGCCTATTGATATTACACCCACCACAACTTCTAGAAGAATAATCACAAGTGGCCATGAAAGCCTATGGCAAATAGCTGGTAGGATAGATATCTATAATGATCCCAAGCTTTGGTGGGCAATAGCTGACGTCAATCCTGAAATAACTAATTTGTTTGAATCATTTTTCCTGCCCCTTCCAACCGGAATTGTATTGTTTATACCAACATTAGCCGAAATTGGGGGAGCGCTTGGATAAACCTGCATTTATTGATCTTATTTATGAAGGCAAATCACTAAAGGCAGCCCCCTTTTTTGAAGGCCTGATAAATCAAGGTCTTGTCAGTTTCTCTTTTACAGATACCAAAAAAAAGATGGATAAATTCCAGCTGGGGTTAGAGGGTATTCCTGTAGATGCAGCTGATACTTTATTGATAGAAGAAGATGATGAGGTGACTTTAGTATTTGGAGTTGGGGATTGGCAAATATCTAGAATTATGCTTATAGATGAAGTTAGTTTTACTTATGGTGAAACTGTCAATGCAGCTATTACTGGGAGGGGTGAGGCTACGAAACTTCAAGAATGCGGCGGGAAAGTTTGGCTTGGCAAAACAGACTCAGAAATTGCTCACGATATAGCTTTATTATACGGATTTACCCCACAAATTACAGATACAACTGAGGTTAGGCCGCAGCTGGCTCAGGGAGCCAGAACATATGCGCAACTACTAGATATACTGGCTGAAGAGAATGATTTTGTATTCAAAATGGAGAATGGGATACTACAATTCAGGCCAAGGGGGGAAAATAACCCCCCAGTAACTACCTTATATTATGGAACTGGTCAATCCCCATATATAGAAGACTTGTCAATTGCATCAAAGAGAACTAGAGTAAAAAGCGGCGGAAAGGTTGCTGGGACTGGAAAGGATAAAGGTAAATCTGGGGCTGCTGGGGCCGGAGATGAAAAGGCAGTAGTTATGTCAGGATTTATCTATAATGGAACTCAAAATGCAGAGACCGGCCCATCACTTCCGGGAGCTGCCTACTCAGTTTCTGGCTTTCAACTTACTTCCCCAACTTTTGGCACTCTCACAGATGAACCTATTACAGGTGGCACAGGTACAAAGCAGCACACTCCAGGAGGCACCAAAGAAGAGGTCAAAAAAAGGGCAGAAGCCAAAGCAGCGAAAATACTTTGGAAGGCAGTTGAAGCTACATGCTCAACTCGTGATATAAAAATAGCTCCAACTGAAAAAGTAAATATTGCAGGGATTGCAAAAAAACATTCTGGGGCGTATTATTGTGATGAGGTCACTTATACCTTGGATGGAAATTCATTCAAGGTTAGTCTGAAATTGAAGAATAAACCCTTCCCAACTAAAAAGTCAGCCAAGACTGATAAAGATAAAGATGGAAAAAGTCCAGGCAAGGGAGAAAAAAATACAGACAGTAAGAAAGATAATTCCAGTTGGGTGTTTGGTAAAAGTGGTAAGCTTGAATTAGGTAAAATATGATTCCAATTGTAATGGATGGTAAAGAATATTGGCCTGGCATTTACCCAGGCTCTGTTGTAGCCAATAACGTAGGAAACGGCAGAATCAGGGTAAGGGTTGGGGCCGTCTACAGTGATGATGTAGCAGATGATAGTCTCCCAGCTGCCAGAGCCTGCTATCCTGGAGCAGGTAATTTCAGGGGAGATGATAAACTCCCTAATACAGGCGACCAAGTTTGGGTTATGTTTGAGGCTGGAGATGCTAGCTATCCTGTATGGATGGGACGCTATTTGTCTGATGAAGAAGAGCGGGCATGTAATAAGAAAGATATTGTTTCAGGCACTGAAGAGAAACATATTGTTGAAGATAAAGTAACCTCAATTGGTGGCTCAGAAGTAAAAGTTATAAAAGGGCAACAAGTCACTACTGCTAGACGGCAGAAAACAGAATATACAGAAGTTGAAGAGATTGTCCTGGGGAAGCAGGTAATTACAGTTGGTAGAAGGATTTCTACAGTCAAGGGAAAGGATGAGACAACTGTCCAAGGCCCTCTTATTTATGAAGTTTTGGGGCCTATCCAATATAGAAATACCGGGAATATGAGTTTCAATGCTGGTGGGAATGCTATGTTTTCCGCTCTGGGGACGGCAACCATTAGAGGTGTGAACTCCATATTAGGGTCTATTCCTGTGGCTGGGAATGCTGTCAAAATTGCTGGTGTCAGTGGAATGGTAGATTTGACAGCATCTTCATTGGTTGGGACACCTGGAAGTTGGCTGAAATTGGACTCCATCGGGGCCTTGACCAACTTGTATAGTATGGTCTTATTGACCCTTCTATCACCCCTGGTTATGATTGGGTATGCAGCTGCTCTCCCAGCAGTCAGCTTTGCACATGTCCATATTGGTAACCTGGGGGCCCCAACAGGTCCTGCAATGCCAAATCCAACAGGGACTGGCCTTTGTACAACAATTTTAGTNCCCCCAATATAGGATAAAATGACTATAAATGAATTGATATACGTAACTCATAGAGATTCTATGGAGGCTACATACGGTATCCCTACCACTACCTGTCCTGATGGAGTGGATCCTCAAGTATGGGATGATAATGGAGGGAATATAAGTGCAGCTGAAATTCTGACTCGCTGGGAAACATATGGGGGTGTACTAGCTCAAACTCTTTTGGCTGTATTGAAAGTGCCTATGTTGGACGGACAGACGCTTTGGGCAAATCCTGTAGTTGGGGAATTGGGGTATATTAGTTCATCCAAAACTTGGGCAAAGTCCAGTGCGGCTAATCTGGCAACAACAAATGCAGCTGGTGTCTATGGTGGGAATGTTGGGATAATTCAACTGCCAGGAGGACCACAATTAGTAAAGTTTGAAGCCGGGCTTACCCCTACAGGTGGTGAAAGAGTGATACTTTCAACTAATTCTGGCCTAGCAACCCTAGAAGGCGATACAGGCACCCCAGGCCCAGGGGAATACCTTGTTGATTTAGGTGTTATTATAGATATTACAACATATGCTGCAAGTAATACCTGTTTAGTTGGATTTCTCCCCGGTAAACCAGTTCTGATCCCGTAAAGGAGAGTATTTTGACAGAAGAAGAGCTAATAAAAGCCAGAGAAACTATAAAAGATATGCATGAAAGGCTAAAACTAGCCAAAGAAGGGAAGCTTTCGCCAAAAGATGGTTTCCAAAAAGTAGATATTGAGAAATTTGCCAGCCTTGTACAGGTTTTGAGGCAGGCTCTTCTAGACAAAGCAATAGAAAGTAGGAGGAAGGGTGAGTTCATCCTGGGTACAAGCAAGTCTACAGATTCCAATAGCTGATACGCTGGCAGATTTTATAGAGCCTGTAGCAATCGCCGCTGATATAGTGGGCGGAATTTTGACTGTAGCAGGGGCAATAATAACTGTAGTAGCTCCTATTCTAGTTATTATATCTGGATCAATACCTCTTCCTTCAACAGATGAAATCTTAGCTGCCCTTTTAGCCTATTTAGAAGACCTTATATCTATTGAAGTTGCTATTATCCATCATTATCCTTGCAGACGGAGTGCTCTCAGATCATTTGGAAGTTGGAAAGAAGATATCTACCTTACTATTTCAAGGGAGCAAGGTAATGAATGTATAGACTTGACTGGCTGCGGGGCCCTTCTTTTTGTTGTTTCGTCCCCAGCTGACTTTGAAGAAATGCAAGGCAGCATTGCGCTTATTCATAGATTATTTGGTACTGATTGTATTCCTGATGAAGATGATGATGACTTGATTAGACTTCCCAGCCTGGATTTCCTACGGAGGTTTCACTGCCTGCCTTTCGGGGATGTTATCCCAGCTGTGGGTGATTTGATGACAGCCCTCTGGCAGGGTGCAGACTTTGTTAGCACTGGATCATCCGATGTTATGGAGATGATGAGACTAGGAGAGTTGCTAATCCAAGAGGGCCAGATGTTGATGGAATTGGCAGACTTTTTAGGTGAGTTAGTAGATTTTTTGAGATTACTTGCTGCTGGCATTAGTGTTAGCATGTTGGCTTTGCCAGCATGCACAGGGGCTGATAATTTCCGTGACCAGCTTATGGCTGCAACAGGAGGGCCATCAGACTCTGATTATGCAGGTGGAACAGTTTTGCTTGCAGATTCAGTGGCCTTTAGCTTTCTATCATTGTTATTGGGGGCTGCATAACAGGAATAAATGGCTGACCCGACAAAATTTGCAATCAAATGGCCTCTCCAGGCAGATGGACGTGGATACTATGCACCATGTCAAGACGAGGATGAAGACATACAACAAAGCATGTTCCATTGTCTATTCATTTCTCCAGCTGAACAGGTTATGCATATGGAAGGATGCCTACTTCATGCATTGGTGGGAGATCAGGATGATATTGTCTTTCAATCTCTAGCAAGACTAACTGTAAAAAATGTCCTAGCACTCAAAGAAAAAAGGATTGTAATTGATGATGTTGGCATAACCAGGAATATGAACGGCCAGGGCGAGGCAGTCATAGGTTTATTTGTATTTTATCATAAAGTGGGTTCCAGATTGTCTCAGACTATGCAAGCCCAAGTTAGATACTCCAAGTAACACGGCCACAGATAATAATTAGGAAATGATGATAAATCAACCTACAATAAAGCTGACTGATAGAGATTTTGCTACTATTAGAAATGCTTATCTAAAGGATGGTGGCTATCTAGATAGCCGCTATGCAAACAGGGCTGCTGAATTCAAAGATAACAGTTCAAGTATGGCTGTCCTAGAACTTCAGATGGTCACTGGGGAAATCTTTCAGTTTGCTGTAAACAAAGAAATGGGAGAATCATATCTCCTGACTATACGTGAGCCTGACAATATGTTATTGAAGGCTCAAAGTCTATCATACTCTCCCAGGATGCCCACAGCTGCAGTTGGATATATAACATTCACTCCTAAACCTAGTGCACCTAGTGTGGCTTATCTTATTAGAAAAGGTGATATGTTCACTACTGGTCCTGCCTACGGGACCCAAATTAGGGTGGAAGCTCAAACATCCGTTGTGGGGGCTGCTGGTAGTTCTGCCACTATAGAAGTTGCTGAAGGGATTACTGTTATAGATCCCAGTAGACTTAGTGCGGGGCAGGTTGGTCAAAGATTGCTTCTTGCCCAATATCCCGTCATCCAAGATTCTATTACTCTAGTAATTGCAGGGGTTACCTGGACCAAAATAGACAACTTCCTCAACTCTGGGCCCTCTGATACCCATTATAGAGTGATGAATAGAGAAACCCTTCCAGGGACCAGAAGAGCCTATCTAGAATTTGGGGATAATACTAATGGCCTTTACCCCCCTTCTGGCTCCTTGATTACAGCCCAATACAGAATTGGAGGCGGACAAGCAGGCAACGTTCCAGCTGGACAAATTACCAGATCTGAAAGCACTATTTATTCACTTCATGGTGGTGTTAGCATTCCTGGTACTATAACAAATTCTTTATCCCTCTCAGGTGGCACAGATGCTGAAGAGATGGAGGATATCAGGAAGAATGCTGTAGGTCCTATGCGGACTAATGAAAGGTTAGTTTCCAATGAAGATTATGAAGACGCTATCAGAATGGCTGGAGCTGCTAGGGCTAAAGCCCTTACACAGAATGAATGGGCCCTTCTTGATGAAAATCTAGTAATTGTCTTTGCTTCCACTACTATTGGAACAGAGATGACCACTACTGCCTGTGATGCATTGAAAACTTCAGCGCTTCTTACCAGAAAACACACTGGAACAGGCCGTTTTCTTGTTTCTCCAGCTAAATTTGATGCTAAAACTGCCAGTGTAAATGTAGTTATTGCCCAAGGAACTAACTACACAACTCTTTATAACCTGGCAGTAGCTATTTCAAATGCCTTTTTCTCATATGCTTCCATTTTTGCCAACCCAGACCCTCGTTTTGTAATTGATGTTGGCAAAACTGTCTATCCAAACCAGTTGGACCAGCTCATCCAAAACCTCTCTGGGGTAATTTCAGTGATTACTTCTATAAATAGTTCCACTGATCCCTACTCTCCAGATAATTACAAGATTCCATATATTACTCTCACTGTTAGTATGAGTTTTGAGGGCTAGCTATGGACAGGTTTAGAGACTTAGGCATTACTCTTTTTGACTTGATACCAAATTGCTATAAAGATACTGATAATGGTGAACTAGAAGACTTATGTTCAGTTCTAGAAGAGGATTTCAATGTAAGAGATACAGTACTTGATAAAATGGAGGCATCTAGACGGGCTGATACATGCCCTGAATCCTTTCTTCCTATGTTAGCTTGGGATTCTGGACTTGTTTTGCCCTCTGTTGCCCCAATTGATAGGCAAAGAAGGCTAATAGGTAGCGTAATTGATTATTACAAAGGTAAAGGTAACCTTCAGATAATCCATAATGCTATTCTATTATTGACAGGGTTGTACACCCAGGTGTTTTCATATTGGGCTGATCCGGACCAGTGGGTGATCGGAGTTAGCGAGATACAAACTAATTCTATGTGTGGACTTGTTTATAGAAAGAGTAGAATTGACACTTTTAGGGCTGGGTACGGAGAATCTGGAAGTGCCATATCTGGGGACAGATCTATCAATCAACATTATGCATACACATTTCAAGTCAGAATGTATCGCCAACCGCTGCCGCAAGAGTTTTTGCTGATCCGCTGGGTTTGTAATTGGTTGAAAAGAGCTGAAGATCATTTTGAAATTTATTGGCCTCCAGTTACCCTATATTGGACGATTGGGACATCTAGAATAGAAGTGGATGCCACTGTTGCACCAAATTATTGGGAAGTGGGTGTAGATATGATAGGAATCGGGACAATGTGTGGTGGGGTAGTTACTCCCCCGGCTGCCTGGGGAGGCGTCGGAGCTGGCAGTCTTCCAAGTTACCCAATAAGTGGACCGAGCCCCGCCAGCTGGTTCTTGACTCCGTGATTAGTTCCTCCCTCCGCTATAAAAACAGATGCCCGCCTGGCTATAATTACTCATCCCCTTACTGTCATGAGAGACATCAACACTGCTAAGGATGTTAATATCTCGACTGGCCTGGGCTGTTTGGGCATCCCCCAGTCCGGCACCAACATACATAAATTTCCAGTTATACCTCTCAGTTTGATGCTGGACCATCCCCTTCACTCTCTCCAGGCTATACTCCGTGGAAGAGTTTTCCTGTCCATCCGTCAAAATAATTACTCTGACATTGTCAGGCCGCTGATCCTGGGGAGTGTTAGCCAGCCTTGTCCCAACCTCATCGATCGTTCTCCCCAGACTATCATAAAGGGCAGTCCAGCCGCTGGGTTGAGGTAGCTTCCTTAGCTGTTCCTCAGTCAACTCCTTGATTGGCTTGCCGTTGTAGACTATGCAATAGTTTGTATCAAACAGGGTGAGGGTGAACTTCACTTCCTCCCCCAAACCTTGCAGCTCCTTTACAACATTAACTACCGCATCCACAGTGCTTTCCCAGATAGAATTCATAGAACCCGACTTATCCAACACTAATATTGCCTCTAGCATATCCTAATCTCCTTATTCAAGTTATTTTATTCGTCATCTTCTCTATCAAAAAACTCCCTCTTCACATAGGGGGTTTTCTCTATATGCTTGACCCCATATGCACAGAACAAAACCTGTTCACCACAGGCTCCACTGCAAGGCATCTGCTTTATCAGACCTGTCTTCCTCAAGGCCTCCAGCTTACAGGAATAACTAATTGTCTTCTTGTATCGAACCTTGGGGGCCTTCCCGCTTTGCTCTCGTTCGGTCTGCTCTTGCTTCATTTATATGACCTTTCTTAGCTTTTTAATTATCAGGTGACCCAAAAGGGCAGTATGCAGTGCAATTACTGCATTGCTTACACTGAACACCAGAACGGGTTACTTCACAAATTAAGAAATCTCTGACCCTCCGCTCAATTAGCTTTAATTCCTCAGCGTGCTTCCTATCAGGGCAATAAAAAGCTGCCCAGTGGAGAGCATCTACAGCATCCTCAAGATGTTTTTGGTGTATCTTTTCCCAGTCTGTTACCATTGATGCCCTCTAACTTTTAGCCAAGTAATCAGCACTCACACTCTTCAAAATAAGCCTATTCATTCGTAGCAGCCTTGACTTTCTCTCCTTTACAGGTGTAACAACCACCCCTTCTCTGATATGATTTGCCCCCTCAACCATAGAGGGTCCTGATGTGTATTTCCGTACAACTTCCTTTGAGTATGGCCCCCTATACAACACAGGCACTCTTGGAACCCCAGACTCCTTGAACAGTTCTGACTTTTCATCCTCGTCAAGCCACCTTCCATCTATCTGAATATCAAAAGCAAAGAAAGACGGCTTATCCTGTCCATATGAAAACCCCTTTTGGACGCCTTTCCCAGCAATTTCTCCAAAGAGGATGACAGATAGCTTTGCCTGGGGGGCCAAATAGTCTAAAAGAGCCTTCATGTTAGGAGTCAACGCCCCCCAGAATATGGAAATACTGAACGGATTATCCCCAACTTCACCTTGTGGAACCTTTTGTGGAACCTTCTTGACCATATTGTGAGACCCGTAGACAAATTCTAGCTGCCTTTCTCCGTCTACATCCTTGTAAATATAGGCATATCTTGAGTTGCAACCATGGATCTTGCAGGTTATGACAACCTCTTCCCCTTCCTCAAAAGCATCAGGATAATACCCCCAATACTCAATATCCGTATACTTTCCAAACCCAGGGACTTGGGGGGCACAAGCTCCAACCTTGAACCTTTCAGGTGGTTCCCACTTTTCCACTTTATAAAACTCAGCCAAGTTATCCCCCAGGTTAGCCCCCTCAGGAGACACAACCAAGAACCCATAACTGACTTCACCCCTTAGCCTACAGGCCCTCACTCTGTATCCTGTCACATCATTGTTATCCCCCTTCACTGGGGACAGGTATTGGATAACGCCTAGTTTTTCTGCCAACTCCTGAGAAAGGATGGCATCAGGGGGGAAAAAGACACACTTATCTCCCTTTTTGAACTGAGTTTCCCCAGTTTCAGCGTCCTTTCTTACTGCGGTTTGCCAGCCCTTTATTATCGCTAGGGCTAACCTGTCTGCACTCGGATGTGGTTGCACATCGTCAATTGTACAGACTTCTACTATCATTGTTGATGGCATTGTACTAAACTCCTCTCAACGCTTCATTGAATTCACACTCACTGCACATCCCTCTAGCCACCAAACTTCGTCTAAGATTGTAAACTAGCGAGATATGCACCTCTTTTTTCCTTATGTGAACATTGGTCTCTATTTCTTCCTCCAGGCCAAGCACTCGCAAGGCCTGGTGAAGCTTCTGCCTGCTTATTGAGCCCATTTTACATCCTAATAGGCATTATAAGGCATCTATAATTGGTAGATACATCCCCTTCAATGAATATAGGTGCCAATTGATCTTTTTCCATCCTAATCCTGACAAACCTGTCAGGAATTGGATGACAAGCTTCTAGAATGTAATTAGCTTCTATTTCAATCTCAGTATCTCCCCCTTCTAGGTTATAAAGGCCAACCTGCTCTATTCTGGAACAGGTATAGAGATGATCTTCCCAGGTCAACCTAATGATTCCCTCTTCACCTACAACTTTGAGCTTGATTCTACCATCTTTTTTAGACGGGATTATCCTCTGACAGGCCTGTATCAAGGCTAAACGGTCAACTTTGAATCTTATTGTGCATCTATCATACCCTGATGAAATCCCCTCAACATTTGGGTATCTCTGACCAATAATTGCTGGGAGAGCTACCGTTATAGATCCGTTATGGACGACAAACCAACCACGTTCTATCTCTCTATCGATTTTGGTTGTCTTTCCAGCCAACCCAGCCCAACAACTTGCACTCTGATCCCACATTACAGGATTCAATAAAGAGACAAGGCCTCCAGGTGGAGTAATAAAAACATCCTTCTGATTTGGAAGGCTAAACAGGCTATCCTCCAGGGTGAGTTGTGCCAACCTGACCCCGTCTGTTCCGCATATCTTTATGCTGCTATAATCAGCCCAGAAGTGAAGCCCATAAATATTAGCCTTTGCATAGTCAGCTGCACACGCATAAACGGTTTTCTTCAAAATGCCCTGAAGGAATTCTAACCCGATCTCTTGTTCTGGAATAGGGAAGTTCCAACCTGGGAGGTTATCCCCCGGAAAACAAGGAATAATACTTTTCCCATCAACCCCCGCAAAAGACATATTTGTATCTGACTCATATGACACAGTTATTTCCCCAGTCTTTGGAAATGATTTTGCTATTTTATATAAATTCACAAGATCAATACCAACTACTTCCAGCTCCAAAATATCTGCATCATATACAAGATGTACGCATACATCATTTGAATATATAGTTGTAAAAGTGATGATGTCTTTATCAGCAGCTAATCTAACTCTAATAAGGGGTCTAGGCCCCAGCACTGCCTTCAATCTATCAACAGCCTGCTTCAGCTTTTTAGCTTCTATTACAAACTTCACTTCTTCCCTCCCTTTATCCGATCCAATAGCTGTTGCGCCTGACCCTCAGATACTATTGCAATCCTATTTTCCTCTTCCTTTACCTGTTTTTCCAGCTCTTTTAGCTCTTCTGGGGTTTCTTGTTCACAAGCAATACTGGCATCAAAGAAATGAACATATCCACACACATTGCAGACCATCCCCAGCATCATAATGTGAGGAAATCCATGACCTAATCTTGCTCGCATGGCAGCCTCCCCAGGATCCCCAATTATCTGTATGACTCCTCCAGGGAGTACACCAAAAGAGACAGATTTACAGATCGGGCATGCCATGTTAAAAGACTGCCCAGTCTTTTCCTCAATCCTTTTTTTCCAACTCTGTTCAATAAACTTCATACAGCTCCTGTCTGGTAATTTTTCAAGTCATACAGGTACTAACAACGACCAAGGCAAGAACGGCAGTACAACTTCATAAAATTAATTGGTTTGTTATAACATCATAGCTATAATCTGTTCTTTGACGATACAGTAATTTGGTGGACAGGGCTAATCGAGCCTATAATGTCAAGGAATATAGTCAGCAAATACATATCAGGAGTATAGATGCTTGGAATGCTCAACAAATTTACATGGTATCTGGGGAAAGTAATAGGAGAAGCACAGGCAGACGATATCCAGGATGCCGTGGAAAGGGCATTTTTGAAACTCCATGAGACGTTGACAGCTAGTGGAACCTTAGGCCACCTCACGGTTGCATCCACTTCCCCAGCTAGTGATAGCATTACTATTGCTGCCGGAAAAGCTGTTACCCCTGATAATTATCATTTAGAATGGCTAATCACCCAAACCATAGATGTCACTTATGCAACAGCAGGCTCTATAGGGACCACAACCCCCGCCGCTGGACAGCAAAAATATGTTGTAGTGGGGGCAAAGCATGAATATGATGACCAGCAAGGTGGATTTGATGATAATGGGGCACTTCAATATTATAAACAAGCTGCACAGTGTGAATTTGAGGTCTGGGCATCTGCTGGGGAATTGCTAGGAACAGCATGGGTAGCTAGTGTCCAATTTGCTGCCTTTTTAGTGTCTATGAGAGCTGCCAATGTTGAGCCCTTAGCTTTGGCTATTCGGGAAGACGGGGATGGTGGGGTTGTTCTAAGCACTAAAGTGTTTGATTGTTCTCGATGGCTATGGGAAAGAGATAGCCACAGAGCGGAACATTTAGATGTCAGGCAAGCATTAGCTTATAATTCTCTCCCAGTAATTAGAAGTGCAGACGGTAAGATAACTGCTAGTTTTTCAAACGCAATTGTTACAATTTCTGGTGGTGAATGGACTTGGTTAGGATGGAACTCTAGAAGATTTGCTCAAGTACTCCGACAAAGGGCCATTCAGATACCAGCAACCAGCCTTGATTTCTCGTCAGAGGGGGCTGGCAGTTGGATGGTAAGACTGTATCTAGATGAAGAGACTGGTGAGCCTATTATATATTATGGATCTGGAACTCAATCTTATCCTTACGACCCAGAAATTGGACTAGCCTCCCACAGCTCTCAAGGTGATAGCAACCTTGCATACCCACCCACTTTAATTGATATGCCTTTGATTACATTGACTACTGATGCTGGTGGGAATGTCCTTACTTTCACTACACTTGCCAACACTATAACTTCTTGGATTGAAACATATAGTAGTTTTGCTGAATTAACTCTAAAAGCTTCCAATGAGGCATACCCAATTACCCTTCTGCATAAAGCTGTTGGAGCCTTTCACCCAACAAGGCACCCAGCATCAGCTAATGTGGTATGGAATGGTGGACAGGCCTGGGTCAATAATGGAGTGAGATCCTTCCTTTCTGGTGGTGGTCCTATTATAAATGCCCGCTGGGGTATTGTGATGAAAACAGATGGAACAGAAGATCCTATACTGATAAATTTAGATGCTGTGGGTCTTCCATCTAACTCCTATCTACCATTGGCTTCTTTTGTTGGCTTTGCTGGTGCAACTCAATATCAAGATATGGGAGCATGGGGGCGGGCCCCCTACATTGATGGGTTTGATTTTGCTATTGACAACTCCTCACCCTCTCAACTTATCCTCCAGCCTGGGCATTTTCTTAGGCAGGGACGAGTTGTCCCTATGCCCATCCCCTATACCCTTGCCTTAAATGATGCAGGATTGGTCAATTATAGAGATACTGATTTTGCATTAGCCAGTAATACATGGTATTATCTTTATGTAACCCCAATTACATATTATAGCCTCCATGGACAGGGGACAGCTCCAGCTGTTGGTGGGCCTACTGGTTATCCTTTCCTTAGCTTACTTCCACCTGATTTTTCAGGTTGTCACCCTACATGGCCCTGGACCCAATTTATAGGAGCTGTCAGGTGTAAAACTGCCGCCTTTGGTGACTTTTGGCCTATGCAAAAACGTAGGGACTTTTCCACAATCACAGCCCAGCATGGTACAGTAGCGGGGATTGTACCGCTTGATGGCGCAGCTCTTGCTGTCAGTCTTAGCAGCGCAGTTCCATCAACAGCAGTGGAAGCATATATTGGGTATACCCTTACAACAACTAATGCATATACATTTGCATTAGGGCCTAATGCATATGTAACAGTCACAGACTATCCATTCTACTATACACGGGCTGCATTAGTATCGGAATTGTATGTTGATGGTCTTAGAATTACATTAGATGGGAGCAGCTCAGCATCAAGGATACACACCGTATCAACAGCAACGGCTGGGAATCTTACTAGTTTGACACTACAAATACATGGTTATTGGGAAGATCCTCTTCGACCTTACCACTATAACCCTTAGTATAATCCTTAGTATAGTTTTTAGGAGTTTCAATGGCCCAATACGGCATGATAGATAAATACACTTGGTATTATGGCCTTGTTGTTACAGATACACAATTTGCCGAACACGAGGCAGCATTTGAGGCTGCCCTGGAAAGGCTTTATCTGCGATTTACTTCAAATGGGACTATCACCCATCCTACATGTTCAGCCAGCGGCCCTCCTGACACCATTGTCAATATAGGATCGGGATCCGTGGTAACGGTTGATGGGGATGCTCTGAGGTGGGATAGTGTACAGGCTGTAAATGTTGTTACTTCTATATACGGCCCCTACCAGGGACTAACTGGAGCTGGATTGGCTGCTGGGGAGTCAAGGTGGGTGGTTGTAGGAGCAAAGAAAGCTTACACAGATGAAGAGGCAGCCGTAGATAAACAGGGTAATACTGTTTATTACAAGCAGACAGCTACTCTGGAATGGCAGGTTTGGGCTTCCGTAGCCCTGACCGCAGGTCCTGATGACTGGATGGGTGATGCTACACTAACTGCACTACTAGTCCTTATGAGGATTGCTAAGGTAGAACCTGTTTGCTTGGCTTGTAGAAGGCAAGGTGACGCTGGGGCTATCACAGATTCAAACATATTTGATGTCTCTACTTGGGCATTTGTTCAAAATTCTCACCCCAATGAACATTTGGATGGCAGGCAATGGAGTGCATACTCTGCTTTCCCAGTAGTCAGAACTAATGACGGCCTAGTTGCTGTTGCTGGTGTTGGTACAACCGATTTGACCTTTACTGGGGGAGAATCCTTCTGGATTGGATGGAAGTCAGCCCGGTTCAGTGATGTTGTAAGACAGCACTCATCGGTTATCCCAGCCACAGTTATTAGTACTGTCGGATTTGGAATTGGTGTGTGGGTTGCAAGGCTATACCTAGCAGAAACAGATGCAGCCCCCACAATTTATACTGGCGATACTACTCTCCCAGGTTATCCAAGGGACCCAGCCCTGGCATTAGATGCCACTGGCCCCGCAGCTGGAGTAAATGGATTTCCTCCGACTCTAGTAGATATNGCATTGTGCCAATTCACAACAAATGTTGCTGACCAGATTACAGCAATTGTCAGAATTGGTAACACCGCCCGTTCTTGGGTGACTACTACATCTTTTGCATCAGATATACTATATGACAATACAATTGCAACTAACCCTCTTGCTGCTGCCAATGTACAAGATGCTTTGGATGAATTGACAGATGAAAAGTTATCTATAGATGGCTCTATTGCTATGACTGGCGGCCTAGATATGGGTGCCAACAATGTGACTAATGTTGGAACCGTAGATGGACGAGATGTTTCTGTGGACGGAACATTGCTTGATGACCATGATGANGAGGCTGACAATCGGTGTTACCCGTTACGGCTTGTATACAGTACTGTCAATGATGATTTCCATCCACTACGGAGGGCAGGCTTCCTAGATGTAGACTGGGAGGGTTTCCGATTGTGGGGTACAGGAGGGAAACGAACTAAAACTTCTACCACAGCTGCAGCCGCAACTGCCAATAAACACCACCAAATCTGTGCAGCTATCAATTCTGGTGCTGATATCTTCCTGAAAAATGTTACCGATGACGGCATTCCAGCAAACACTGAACAGGTTTTAGCTAGGTTTGACACTGATGGAACAGATATTCTCCGCTACATGGATCTTGCTCACTGGAGTACTCCCAGAGAAGTTATCGGGATGGATATGCATCTTGATTCAGTCGCTCAAGAGCTTGAGATTACCCCAGGCCATTTCATCAAGGAAGGTCGTATTGTTCCATTCCCAACTACTGTTACCTTAGATCTTACATCGTTGGGTAATAACAAAGATACTGCCTGGGTTCTAGCAAGCAACATATGGTACTATGTTTATGCCTGCCCACTTGCAATCTACAACACCAAAGGGGGCCAAGGATCTCCTGTTGCAGGCCATAATCCAAGTGCTCATATATTTCTCAGTCTAGTATCCCCCCCAGACTATACAGGAGGGCACCCTGAATGGCCATATACCCAGTTCCTGGGGGCAGTTTACTGTGTAGACCATACAACTGTTGAGTTTCGAGATATGACTAAGTGTAGTGATTTTGTCACCATCACTCAACAGAGTTCAGCTACTATAGAGCCTGATACAGGGGATAGCCCACTTCTGCTCACGCTAGCTGGCATCGTTCCCAGAACTGCTCAAGAAGCCCTAATTTCACTAGAAATGGAGGAGCAAAATGGGGCTCCAGCCAGCGTGTCTGCAGGCCCACGCCCTTGGGGCGCCCTCACTACAGGCTTTCCATGGCAGTATACCCTGGGTGCCCTGGAATATAGATTAGCTAATAATATTCGTATGCCCCTATCTCGTTTATTAGTAGACCCAGGATTCTACGTATTCTCAACAGTGGTTGGGGATGGAGATGTTACAGTAGCAGCAAAAGTCCACGGCTATTACGAAGACCGACTTCGTCCTTACCATTATGAACCATAAAGTAATACAAGGATACTATGGCAACTGACAGACTCCGCTGGCTTGAATTCTTTCATGGTAAAGTAGTGGATGCCTCTGACTGGGAAGAATTTGATGCAGCACTCCATCATTGGGAGCGTCAAGTATACAAAGGAATGTATAGGGATGGGACTGTAATTAACCATTTCCCAGCCCTTACAGGGGTTGTAGGGGCCCTAGCCTATACAGTTGGGGCATGGCAAGGAGCTAGCGATGGTTTTCCACTATATCAAAATGTAAATGTTCAAGTTTCTCTAATTACTGCTGATAGTGGAACTCTGCTTGGCTCCACAGTTGTTGCTGGGGGAGGATTGGCAAAATGGATTGTAGTTACTGCTGAATATGTGGATATTGAGTATGACCAATATACAGATAGTGATGGGGTAGTAGGTAATTATAGGGAAGATCATGGTATAAGGTATAGAGTATTTATGGGGGCTGAGGCGGCCCCTGCTGTTGCTGCTTTGCCACTAGTAGACCTAGCTACTTATTATACCAATTATAAATCCATTCCTATATTTGCATATCAGAGGCAGTTTGGTGAGTTGGATGCAGATACTCCAGATGATGACTATTTGAAGCCTATGCAAAGTTATTGGGTAGGGAGCTATCTAAGCAAGACCATAAAAGAAAGTGCTGCTTGCCTGCTTTCTATGGGAGTGGCACAAGCTAGGAGGATTAGCACTACTGGATTATATATTGATGAAGATACTGCTAGGTTACCCAGTTTTACAACAGCTGCCGCAGTCAATGGAGGAACGGTAAGTATTTCTGGTTCTCATGCATTTTTATTTTCTGGAGGACGACTTCGCATCTTTGATGCCTCTTTGAATAGTTGGACTAGCCCAGACCTGGACGTTTCCAGCGACTACTTTCTGAGATGTAGAATCAATGATTATCAGTCTATGGAATTGTACCTCCAAAAAGGCTCAATGCCTGCTGCCTCTGGGGCCACGTATACATATCCAGCTACCCTTGTTGGGGATCCCTATGCTGCTGTTGGCGGGGCATTCCCCAGCACAGAATTGGATTGTTTACTGGGAAGGGTAGTGACTGGGTTGGCTGGTGCCATTCCAACATTCACAGCATTTAGACAGGGTGACTTTAGTCATTCTGAAATTATTGCTCCCGCAGCAGACCCAGCCTTACATACAATAAATGTCGTGCTACCAACCCCACATGCTTGTGACATGGAAGTTATTATACAGGATCCAATTACTCTTACCCCAGCTGCCCCAGCAGGTTGTGTTACTCATATAATCACTCATAAATATATTGAATTTTATAATTTCTTGGGGGCACAAGTAAAGGGAGATGGACAGTGGTTAGAACAGAACGGTGTCACAGGGGATTTGAAAATTCCAGCTGCTGTAAACGGAACTTTTAGGCCTGGAATGCTTGTTATGTTCAGATCAAAGGGCAGGTCTACACCATAATAAACGATCTAGTCCTCATCTTTGAGCCACCCCCAATGAAACCCCCGTGCAATAGCCCCTATTGTGTAAAGGCTCACATTATATTCTTTAGCCAACGCTGCCCGTGTCATAACAGGTAATTGCTTCCTGATCAATACTATATCACATACATTCAATTTTTGATTATGCCATCGCCCCTTCTTGATTGCATCAATATTGTTTTCAGATGCACTCCCACAAAAAAGATGATTTGGATTTACACAACTGGGGGTATCACATTTATGTAGTACGCATAATTGGCTATATGCTCCATGAGATAATGCCCAAGCAACCCTGTGTGCATAATGCATCTTACCCTTAACCTTGAAACCCCCATACCACCCAGGTAGTTTGGATTTGCTTGCACTATATTTTCTAACACTTCGTGTGGCCCCTCCTCGCGCACCTTTCCATTCCCAACAATCATCCTCCCCCTTCTTATCCACAAATTTCCAAAACCTTTTCTTCACATCTTCCAGTTCTTCTTCTGTCAATCCTTCCAACTCATGGGCCATCACTCTCCTATTCAATCTATGAACATTTAGAATATCCACACACTCTACAACTCACACAGCCCCCTTCAGCCACCATACCCTCTCCACATTCAGGGCATACCATTCCGCCCAGAGGACTAGTTTTTACTGCTTCAACCCTATCACTTTTACCATTTTTTATATCAATATATCTTTTCAAGGCTTTTGCAACAGCATCTGCGCAAGACAATATTGATACCCCACCACTCCAGGCAGGAGCAGGACATCTCACCCCAGATAGTTGATCAACAATAAGTTCTGGAGAGATCCCTGACCGCAAGGCTAAGGAAACAAGTCTCCCAGTAGCCTCTGCCTGACTGGCGGCGCACCCTCCGGCCTTTCCAATCGAAGTAAATAGCTCAAATGGGCCCTTTTCATCTTCATTTATGGTTGCATAAAGACTACCACATCCAGTCTTCATTTTCTGAGTAGAGCCACAAATTATATCTAGCCGTTCCCTAACTGTTGACACTACCTTATGCTCTTCTTGTGAAGGAATGGCTAACACTTGTTCATCCCTACTACCATCTCGGTAAACCGTGACCCCCTTACAGTCTGACTTATATGCCAACATATAAATACTTCTAACATCTTCCTCAGTAGCATTACTGGGGAGATTGACTGTTTTTGATACAGCATTATCCACATGCTCTTGAAAGGCTGCCTGCATCTTTACATGCCATTCTGGAGTGATCTCATGGGAAGTAACAAAAAGCTGCTTCAAGGCATGCGGAATTCCCTCTATATTATGAAGCCTTCCAGCACTTACAACTTTCTGCATCAATGTCTCACTATATATCCCTGCATCTTTAGCTTTCTCAACAAAAATGGGNTTGATCTCAACAAGTTTATCCTTGTCAAGAACATTCTTTTCAAATGCTACTGCAAATAAGGGTTCAATTCCTGAAGAGCATCCAGCAATAATACTGATAGAGCCTGTTGGAGCTATTGTAGTTGTGGTGGCATTCCTAAGTTTGGTCCCCCCTGGCTTGTCATAAATACTTCCTGGGAAGTTGGGGAACACCCCCCTTGTTGCCGCTAATGCCACAGAAGCCTTTTTTGATTCTTCATCAATAAATTTCATCAAGTGTTCTGCCAAACTTACTGCTTGAACTGAGTTATATGGAGTTCTAAGTTTGATGAGGGCATCTGCAAACCCCATCACTCCCAACCCAATCTTTCTATTCCCTTCAGTGGCGTTCTTTATCTCAGGTAATGGGTATTTATTCATATCAATAACGTTATCCAAGAAGTGAACTGCTGTATGGACAACACCCCTCAATTTTTCCCAGTTGATTTTGTCACCAACGACCATCTTAGACAGATTGATAGAGCCTAAATTGCAGCTTTCATAAGGCAATAATAATGCCTCGCTGCAGGGGTTCGTACTCTCTATCCTACCAATATGAGGGGTTGGTTGGTTTTTATTGATTTTATCAATAAAAAGTATACCTGGTTCCCCGTTTTTCCATGCCATTTTTACAATAGCATCAAAGACTTCCCTGGCTTTCAACCTTTTTGTAGCCAACTTTGTTCGAGGATTCACTAAGTCATACTCTTCATCTGCTTCTACAGCCTTCATAAATATATCTGTCAAAGCTACACTGATATTGAAGTTTCTAAGGGCTTTTTGGTCAGATTTACAATGTATAAATCCCATTACATCTGGATGATCAACATTCAAAATACCCATATTTGCCCCCCTACGCTTTCCTCCTTGTTTCACCGCATCAGTAGATGCGTCAAATACCTTCATAAATGATACAGGACCGCTAGATACTCCAGATGTACTTTTTACAACATCGCCAGCTGGTCTCAAATGAGTAAAAGTAAATCCCGTGCCACCCCCTGTTTGGTGAACAAGAGCTGCATACTTTACAGCTTCAAATATATCCTTTATACTATCCTCCACTGGGAGAACAAAACAACCTGATAGCTGAGCATTTTCTCTGCCAGCGTTCATCAAAGTTGGCGAGTTAGGTAGGAATTCTAAAGATGCCATCATATTATAGAATTTACGGTAAGATTCTGTCACATCGAAATCTCCATAAGTCTCATCTGCAGAAGCCACAAAAGAGGCCACCCTTCTAAACATTTGACGGGGTGTTTCTATAATAGTTCCAGATGTGTCCCTTTCCAAGTAGCGCCTCTGGAGGACAGTCAAGGCNTTGGCTGTCAAGGTAATCTCGGCTAATTCAATAGTNTCCAATGTATCCTTTATTTACAAATTATTATCTTGACGCCCATTCTTTTTGCATGCCTTTGGCACCTACTACAGGGGTCAATTGGAAGTAACTCCCCAGAAGTATTGAATCTTGCTAAGATCAATACTCTCATATCTGGCATTTTCTTCATAGCTAACTGCTCGCTATGAATTCCACCCCCACGCCTGTAATACCTAGCAATCGGTGTACAACAAACAACTTTCCCATGTTTTACCGAGAATGCAACCACTTTATAAGTTGCATTCGTTTTACTGGCCTTTTTTCTCATCCTATCAAATATTTCTGGGGAAACTACCATTGCAGTCCTCATACTTAGTCTGAGTAAACACCCAATATCCACTTTCCAGGCTCACAAGGAATCCCAAGCATTTCACACCCCCTTTCTAGTTCTTTTTGATAAGAAGCTGTCAAATGCTCATCAGAAATTAGCTCTGTATCTCCACAATGACACTTTTTCACAGAGGCCTTCACAACTAAAGCCCATTGTGAATACTCGCTATACCCATAACTGTCCAGCTCAACTGGAACAGACTTCCACAATGTTTTCCACTCTAGCGTATATATCTCAATTGGTTTATTTCCCGCTAATTTAGCAACAGCCCAATCTTCAAAATCCAATACACCCTCATCGTTATCTCCATCAATATCTTGTATATACTGCTCAAACCAGTTTTTAGGCTCTGTACGGTCATCATCATCATCATCGACTGAGACAACTGGGAAACCATAGCATAAAAGGCCATAAATTGTTCGACCCATCTCTCTCCTACAAGCAACGATTACCAAACAACAATACCAGCAAACCATGTAGGTTTCCCAATAAAATCTAGTCCAAGCTCTTGACAAACGTTCCTTAGGATCTCATCATAATCTGACATTGAATGCATCATTGCAAAAGGCTCCAAAAAATAAACCTGGGGGGCATTGCAGGCATCCATAACTTTCCGTGAGGCTGAAACAACAAGCATATACTTATTGTCACCTACTGGGAAAGCCTCCACCCCCTTAGGGCTGTTTTCAAGCACTTTATCTGCTTCATCCCATGTAATAGATACACCATAACCTACAACGGTCTGATAACTGAGCCCCATCATACTCCTATTTTACTTTTCCCAGGGGAGCTTACTCAAAGTGCAACCAGCGGCCCCTTTATGGCCCCCACCACCATAGTTTTTACAGAAAGCACCTACATCCACATCTTTTTTATCTGTATAAAGAGACACTTTCCATTTCCCAGGCTCAACTAGGCCAAAAGCCATCATTGCATCGTATTTTTTGGGGTCCCACTTACTGTCAAAGGTTTTAGAGTTAGTGGAAGATCCGGACATCCGATTGAGGGCCAGACACCTCAACCCACCCCAAGTAATATCAAAGGATTGCTTCATAGCTTCAATGCCATCCTGTTTTATATAACTCAGGACAGCAAGACCATTCGCTCGTATGGCTTCATAGGTTTCATATACTATTCGGGGATTGTCAATTTGGTCCAAGACAATTCTCCAAGCGACTTCAGTAGGATCCATTGCCCAGTTTTCACACCTCAGCCCATATTGAATTGAAAGAGTGTCAGGATGAACATGGTTCCAAACGTCATATTCTGCCAGCCTTTTTACTGTCTCTGGGCAGGCTTTATCGGTTGTATACTCCCAAACCAGCTGACATGCCCCAATTCCCACTCTTCTAATCCCCTCTGGGTCAAAGTCAGCCTCTTCTGCAGCTTTTATAGCTGTTATATGATGATCAATCCAAATAAGTTTGCATCGCTTGGCTAAACTTTGCATTTGTGGGATAGGAAGAGAGAAATCTACAATACAAACATCCGCCCCATCTTTGATTTCCTCATCTTCCCAGGGCAGGTCTGGATAATCAAGAGGAATTAGATGAATATCTCTGTCAGTCTTGAATATCTTACACAATTCTGTCTGCACGTTATATAAGATTGCTGCTGAAGCCACTCCGTCAAGATCTACACGATGATAAATAATATAGATATTCTCTATGATAATATCCCCCAGCTTACTAGGGTCAAACACAACTGCATCTTCAGACATCTTTTCCTCCATCTTCACCCCTAACCGTAAACTCCTGATATTTTCTATTAGCTTCACCCCACCTCTTTACAAACTCTATAACCCACCCTTCTTGTCTCAGTGACAATTCCATCAACATCATGGAGACCAGCATCAAGCCTTCCAGCTTCCCAGCTCTGTAATGCACATCTGCATGTTTACTAAAAATCTGTTCCAAATCTCCTAGAAGTGCCTGTTTTTCTTTGCTTCTTGCCACTTTCTGAACCATTCATTGAATTTTTGAGCTTCTGGTTTACATTCCATCTCTTTCAATAAATATGTTAGCACTACTGCTTGACATGTAGGACATAAATCAAAATCTATCCCTTCTGGCATATTATCAACACCTGTATAAACATAACTAGAAGTAACCCCGAACTTTTCTGCTGGATATGCTCCACAAACATCACAGACATTTACCTGCATTACTCTCCTATATTTTTTCCACCAGAAAGAATCATTTTTTCCCTGAGAGGGACAAAATGTTCCTTACATCTCGGGGCAAACTCAGCCTCTGGTTCAATCGTCTCTTTATTCCCTGACAACTTCTCAGTAAACATGGCAGGCTTGCCACATTGACACACAGCCCTCTTTTGGAGCACTAAAATAGATAGTTCATCCACTTTTTGTACAACCCATGGTCGTTTTCCATCGGCATCCGTATCAAAAGAGCCAACAACTACACAGAATTTGGCACCCTTCAATTTGTTTATGACATCTAACAGCTCATTTGGGTCATCCCACAATACAAGTTCGTCAATTAGAACAAGGGGACACCCTACTAATATATGCTGAAGGATATCAAGTGGTCTTTCTAGAACTAAGCTACCATGAATTTCCTCTTCATCGTGGCTTTTCAATATAGACTTCTCAAGTTGCTTTGCGTAAAATTGCTTTGCATGACGGACTGGGAAAAATATATGAGGCTTCTTTCCATAAACTTCCAAACGAAGTTGCCTCAAGTATGTTGATTTCCCAGAAAACATAGGGCCAAATATACTGACAATTTCGCCTGGATAAAGGATAGGAATCATTTTCCCTTTTGATATTGTGGATTATAAATACTACTTAAGGTAGTCAGACCTTCAACCAATTGATCATCTTCAATATAAAATAAATCTTTATTAGTCCCAACCGCGTTTTCTAATAGTTGCCCCAGCCTCATATCTGGAAATTGATGCCAGATTCCACGGACTATCCCCAATACTTTGTCAATTCTTTTTGGGTCTCTCATTTTCCCCTTCTAAGCTGGTCCCCCCAACTAGGGGGGACCCCCAACCGTCTTATTACCCGTTCAAGGCCCTCTTCATCTCGGTTCCGGCCTTGAACCCTAGCCTCTTCCTTGCTGGGATATCCAGGGGTTCCCCAGTGCGGGGATTCCGGCCCTTCTTGGCTGCAGCATGTCGAACATTGAATGTCCCAACATGGGGAAGTGCAAAACTGCGGCCCGCCTTCAGTTCCTTCTGAACAATAACCGACAGATGAGTAACCAAGGCATGCACATCCTTCTTAGTTAGAAGGGAGCCTGTACTATTCATCTCGGTGAATAGCGTATCAATCATCTCTGCCTTTGTCATTTATCTCCTTGTAGATATGTACCACTTTGGTACCAGTTATAACGAAAGTGCCCTCAAGCACTCGATTCTTGCCTCACAATCAATCAACTCAAGTTCATATTGCTGGGACATTTCAAAAAGAGCTGTCAATAAATCTAGACCTTTACCTTTAACAGAACCAGTCAGGGTAGCATCAAGTCGATCCATTGTAGCACCCCAAGTCTCTTGTATCTTCCCAACCTCAATTGATCCTCTTTGCATCCAACCCACAAACGACAATGCCGTCATCTCAGACAGCCTCTTTTTGAAGGCAGCGAAGTCAGCCCCAGCCTCCAACCCCTTACCTTTACACCCCCCACCCCCTTCTGTCACCTCTTTTTTTATATCAGGCCTCACTTTCCCAACCTTTCTTACATCATGGGTCTCAAACCAGCCACCACACCTCTCACACTTGACATCACACCCATAACCACCACAAGTGCAATCCCAAGTATCCATTCCTGCCATTTTGTCCTCTTTATAATAACCTTGGTTTACCAAAATCTTTCTAACCTTTTATGCTCTGCTAGGATTCTTGGAGCCCCTCTTATCCCCTAAAACGGTTCTGGGGTGGAGCCTGGGAAGGACTAGAATTGATTATATCTTCCCTAATTTGCTTCAGCCAGGCCCAATCTCTTTCAGTTGGGGCAGGACAACCAAGAAATTCACAGATATCAACAACCTCACCCGTATCTGGCACTTCACTGTACTTCTTATCGTGAATTAGTGCCTGATCCCCACCCTTCTTTATCCTGCAAAGAGAAATAATTACAGTTTTAGTGTAAGGATTCACACTAAAATCCATCGCTAATAGCTCATCATCACTGCCTGTGAAATCAGCCATCATATTGTAGCCTCGTGGAAACTTGTCGTAATTTTCTAGAATTTTCATTTTATTCCCATTCCTCCTTATAAGCCTTTGCCAGTCTCCCAGTAGCGACCTCTGCCTCTGCTTTTGCCTCTAGAATACGCTCATTGCAACCTTGGACCACATTCTCATATACGGCCTTTGCATTCTTAGCCTCCTGTTCCAACCTAGCAATTATTGAATCCTTTGCACTGCACACAGCTTCAGCAAGTGATGCGGCCTTAGCATCACAATGAATATGTCTACAAGAAGCATAAATGCTGATAGTATATGGTTTCTCAGTTCCGGGTGAAAAGTTCAAACAGGCCCCCATCTGCTCACACCATTCTAACGCTTTCAGATCTTCTTCTGTGTATTTACTCATTTTATCCTCTAATGCCCCCAATTGAAGCCAATCCAATACTTTTTACCATCAGGTCCAGTAATTGTATGGTCCACAAAACCACAACAACCCTGTTCTCGTTGTTTTCGATACCGCCGTTTATGATTGCTTTTACTTTTATCAGCAACACGAAAATTTGTTACATTGTCTGACTGATATAGGCCTATCAACTTCCCAATACATCCCCAGGCCCAGGCAACAATCTCTGGAGAAAAACACTCTTCCCAGGGTTTCATCATACTGGGAAATATAGTTTCTAGTTCTATCTAGCTTTTTTTGAAGCCATGCATCCTGGAGAAGCTTACTTTTCATTGGTCCCCATTGTCCACACCCACAAAGCCTTCCAATATGGCCCTTTATACCTCATGAAATACCCATTGAAAGGCAAAAATACAGTCAAATTGGACCAGAAACCAGCCAAAGTTGGAGGATCACACTCTAAGCAAAGCCTGTGAGGCAGCCCATAATAAAGTATTTTGTGCATGGGGGCCCCACAAATGGAACAATTTTTCATTAGGACTCTCTCATTGAACTTCTTGGAATACTACATCCCCCTCCCACACCCCAAAGCTCGAATTCTCCTTGAACGTATACCTTTCAATAGACTCCCCAGCGCGGGCAGGCCTATACAGATACCACAAATCGTCATCTTTCCAGGTTGCAGTAACCAACTTCTGCTTAGCTGGGAGAGTGCTGGTAATTGATCCCCCAAACACTTTTGCACGGCGATTCTCAGTGCAACCAATGAACAATACTGCTACAACAAACAAGAAAACAAGTAAACTCTTCATATTATCTGGCCTCCACTTTAGAAAGTAAATATCTGAGTTCCTGAGCCCTAACTTTAGCTAAGCTGGCAAACTCTTCAGGGGTTTTTGCCTTGACCATTCTTACATAGGTACTTCTGAATGCACCATCAATGTAATCACATGTCTTCCCAGTTGCTAATGTATGAATACAATAGCAGTCCGCAGCATCCTTATCTATATTCCCCTCACACCCAAACCTTTCCTTAGCCTTCTGCAAATCTTCTTCCAGGCTTGGATCCTTACTCCAGTCTGATACAATATCCTCAGCTGCAACACAAAGAGGGCAATCCTCTAAACCAACGGTCTGGAAGGTTATTACACCATAACCAGTGTCCCAACGGATCAGTTTCATGGTTTCCGGATTATACTCTTCGTATGCCTTTATCAACTTTTCCGTTGATTCCACCACCCTTCTGTCTACCTTCAGCTTTTCACTCACAGTATTACTCATTTGAAATCCCTCTTGTTAGTTTTCAGTAACACTGCCTGCAAAAGCAGGAGCCCACCAACCTTGCTCATCATTTTCCGGTCAAAAAACTGGGAAACAAATCTAAGGGTGGCAGCCTTATCAGCCTTCAAGTCAAATCCTGCTTCCCTGGCCTTTTTCCAAGCTTCATTTGCCTGAGCAGTTAACAAAATGTGCTCTCTGGCCTGGGAAAGTGTTTTTTTCAACTTGACTTCGGCCTTGCCTATCTGCTGTGAAGTATATTCCTCAGCCAGCAACCGCCTGAAGCCATCCATACTGAGGTCTCCCTCAGACTCAAAGCCATTGATGGCTGTAGCCCAGAGAGATGAGTTTGGGATCCCACCAGCTGCCCAGTGAATCTTTTCAATTTCTTCTGGCTTACACTTCAACTGGAGCCAGCCTTGCCCAACTCGGCCAACATACAAAACCCACCCTTCTGTCAACAGGTCCCCAGAGTTGACAGCTGTAGCTTCTTTCTGTAGTTTCTGGTAAGTTGTCTTGTTCAACTCATCTAACTTGACCCATTTCGGGGCATTACCACTAAGGGCATGTGAATGGGGAGGAATCACTCTCCCAGTACTGCATTCAACCAGGAACAACAGCTTTACAGCTAAATCTTCTTCATACTTGACCGTTATTGGATTTCTACTTCCATACAACTCAAAAGATAAGTTGTATTCCACCATTACATCCAAAACCTCTCTAATCCATTCATTCCTCTCCATAGCCTCTTCCCAGAGATCCCTGAATTGATTGAAAGAATTATTTTGGAGGACAGGAGTTAGCCTGGTCTTGAAGGAGGTAAACCGCTTCCCAGTATAATCCGTGTATCTGAATGCACATATATTCGTGCCATCGAGTTTTTCATATGAATATATATGAGAAATACTATCTGGNAATGTAAANTTCCCTTGCTTGTCAAAGGGATATTGAAGCTTGGGTGTGCAATAAATAACCTGGGGAGCCCTCTTGCCGTTCACCTCATGAATATAGAGGGCACCNTATCTGTGGTCAGATATACGACAGAGTTTCCCGGTTATTGTATTGTCGGGATTGAACGTGTCCTGGAGGCTAAAATCCTGATACTCTGGACCAGTAGCCCTCCTGATTGTCAGTTCAAGGGAGNCCCCCCGCCGGTTGTCAGAGGATACATTCTTGGCGAGATCTTCTAGTTTTTCATCAGAAAGTTCGTGTAGGTNATGTCTCACAAGACTCCATATATTCAGGGTTCAATTTGTACTACTTTTCCATATACTTTCTTAGTCCAACCATTTATTTTCCCCCTGTTGTTGCCTATCAAGCACCCTCTTTTCCCTATTGCCTTTACCAAATGAAGGTATTCACAGCCATTCACTTTGCAAAGGACAATATCCTCCGGAAGGGTGGACTCAGTTGACGCTNGGATAACAGTTACTAATTGCCCAGATTCTATCTTCCCCAACATAGAGGAACCTCTGGGTCGAAATTGGACTGTTTTGCCAGCTTGTAACTGGGAAATGTAATGTGAAGCCCAGCTCA